ACCCCGCTGCGGCAGTGCAGGGGGCTATCCTTGACGGCGTACTTACGACCGACACGACCAGCGGGAGCGCGGGCTTTGAGGCCACGCCCTGCGGGCTGGAGCCGGGATCACTATTTTAGGAGGTATGACCCATGATTGACAGTGCAGGGTTTGCCGATCTGCGGAACTACATCAAGCGGCGTGTCGCTTATGCTAAGTACCGTGTCGGCAATACCTACATCAAAACGGACCTGTCCGATGTGGCGGTGCTGCCTAACGGCACGGTGCGGGCGCAGCTGACCATCAGCGCCGAGAGCACCCCGCTGACCGTGACCCGCGTGGAGCTGTACAACTCTGACAACGCCCTGTGGGCGCATCAGGATTGCAGCATCACGGTCAACACCGGGCAGACGGGCATCTTGTACTGGTTCGACTTTACCGTGACCGAGCAAGTGGTAAAAACGCTGCTTGCGAAAGGTGCCAAGCCTACGCAGAACTATGTCGTGACCGAGCAGGAGGTGAAATGAAATGTATAATCCTACCCCGTGGAAAGACCATGTGACGAATCCGAGCAACTGCTTCAACATCACGAAGAACGATGACGGCACCTACCAGATCACCCGCGCCGGCACTGTGATGCAGCAGGGTACGCCGCAGGATGCGGCACATTTTACCAACCAAGAGGACGGCATCTGGGAACTGTTTGCCTGCTATGGGTTGCTGCTGAACTACGCCCGCCAGATGGGCTGGGATGTGGAGCGCGGCAGCATCAACCTGACGAACACCGCCAAGCCGTACCCGTTCAACAACAGCCAGAAGACCGTGGCCTTGCAGATGCAGCGCCCCAGCCGTGACTATATCGTCATCACCGAGGCCAGCAATGTGAAAGGCAACCTCGGTCAGATCGAGGTGAGCGACCAGTTGTCCAACGGCTTTAAGATCGCCTACACCGGCAGCGCCGCCGCTGCCACCATCAACTACATTGTGATCGGAGGGTACATGAAATGATTATCGTTGAGAAGAACCCCGGCCAGAAAATCGACTACGAGGTGAACAAGACCAAGCTCACCTTTGACGATGACCTGACCCTGAACCTTGCCAAACGCGAGGAAGACTACGCCGTACACATTGATGTGTGCTTTGACGAGGACGGGGCGCTGTGCATCGGCGCTGCTGCCGGGCGCAGCTATGTAGCCCAGATCGACATCCCGCCCCGCCAGTACAAGGAAGTGCCTGCCACGGCGGCGGAGACGACCACCGGCGAGGCGGCAGACGATGCAGACGGTAGCCATACCCCGCAGCAGACAACCGCAAGGGAGCCGCTGCCGTTGGACATGAACACCGTGACGCTGACGCTGTGGAGCATCGAGTAAGGAGGTAAACCCCTATGGCTGATAATTTTGACCTGATGGCAACCGCACTGAAAGCGGTCTGCCCGAACAATGAGATCCTGCTGGATAACGCCGGTAAGCCCAGCGTTATGGTCCGCATCCCGAAGATGACCTATGCCCAGCTGGGTATGGGCGAATCCACCGCACTGTTCCCGGCGTTTATCATCAACGGGCAGGAAGTGGACGAAATCTACATCTCCAAGTATCTGAACATCGTGCAGAATGGCCGTGCGTACAGTCTGCCCGGCGTTGACCCCGCCGCAAGCATGAACTTTGACCAGGCCCGCAGCTACTGTGAGGCAAAAGGTGACGGCTGGCACTGCATGACCCGCATGGAGTGGGGTCTGCTGATGCGAGATGCAGGGCTTTATCCCTCTGGGCAGCAACAACTACGGCAAGCACAGTTCGGAGCAGTTCTACAAGGCTATCAAGACCTATGACGACAGCGGCAAGACCGGACGCACCGCTACCGGCACCGGACCGCTGACTTGGTACCACGACAACAGCCCCAGCGGTATTGCCGACCTTGTCGGTGATGAGTGGGAGTGGGCCGGTGGTGTCCGCACTGTGTACGGCGAGCTGCAGGTCATGGCCAACAACAATGGCGCAGACGCTGCCAACTCGCAAGGTACCAGCAGCACCAAGTGGATGGCTATCAGCGCTGATGACGGCAGTTACATCACCCCGGACGGCAGTGGCACTACAGCAAACTCCGTCAAGCTGGACATCGTCAGCGGGCATATCCAGTGGTCCAAGACCATTACCACCCGCAACAAAGATTCCGACTGGCCGAGCTGCAGCTTTGCTGCTATCACCTGCGACAGCACGATCAGTGATGCCGCCAAGCTGGTATTGCAGTGCCTTGGTATGCTGCCGTACAAGGCCACCGATTTGTGCGCTAAGGCGGGTCACCAGTGCTGGTTCCGCAACCTCGATGCCGAACGCGCTTTCTATTCGGGCGGCAGCTGGTTCAGCTCTTCCTGTGGCCTGGCTTCGTTCCGCGGCAACAACCCGCGCTCGACTTCGTGGACGAGCCTTGGCTTCCGCGCCGCTTTTGTTAAACTGCCCACTGTGTAACTGCGCACTGGAGACCGCGCGATAGCGCGGTCTTGGGCAGCAG